GTGTGTTGGTGGATATACCTGTGTAAGATATTTCCTCTGTTCCTATTTGTATAAAGTTTGTACCTGACGATGGAAACTGTGAGGCATCGTTTAGTGTAATGCTAGTGGCAGATGAGGATATGTCTGAAGATAAAACTGTCGTAAACGCCCCTACTTCTGTTCCACCCCAAGATCCAAGGGACCAACCAAAACCTTGTGATTGCACGTCTGGTCCAACTCTAAAATAATGTTGCACTCTAATGCCACCAGATTCTGATGCTCCAGATCCTGATTCGTTAGATGGCATAGTTATCGTAATTGTGTTTGACGATGGCACAGTCGTAACCATAAATCTAATGTCGTCAAAATCATCAGAATCAAAATTAGAATTTGTTATTGTTGTAAAGTTATCTAACAATATAATATCACCTGCTGATATATTGTGATCACCTGAAAAATTTATTGTAACAGTTGCTGATCCATTAGTTGTGCTAAATGCATTAGTAAGTGTTGTTGTAGATTTAATAGGGTGTATGTCGTAAAACACACCACCAGAAAAAGCGTACAAAATTCTATTTGACCCTATGATAGAATATTTTCTACCTTCGCTATTAGTAAATTGATGTAAAGCTCTCACTGCACCTGTAACGTTATCAGCTCCTAGCTGTTTCCAACCACCTATTTTTTCAGGTGTGCCATATCTAAACCGAACGTTATCACAGTCTATCCACTGTCCTTCAGCACCGGTTGCAGTAATCTGTTTGTTTATTCCAGGTAAAAACCCTATCTTTTGTAGCATAGATCTCCAGATTATATTAGATTGCGTTGATATTCAACGTTATTTGACTATTCCTAGCATAGGTCTTTTATCATACAAATTGGTCTTTGCAAACCTTCCGTCTGCATGATTATAGTGCAAAAATACTTGACCGCATAATTTGCCTTGAAAAGGCTCTCTCCAATGCTCTAAATCACATCCAGAGTAAATAAGCATGTCTCCCGGTTTTAGGTCTACTTTTACACCTTTGGGTGCTCCAGGCCTATGTATGCTTTTATACTCGTCTATGACGTTGTCAGACCCCGTAGGATCGATAAATATAGGCCATGCATCTCCACCTAGATTAAGGGTGGTGGATATTTCACAGCTAGGTCTATCTTTATGTCTTCGAAGAATATTACCTGTTCTATAAAGTCTTGTGTAAGAATAGGTGGGCACTAATTTAAGTCCTGTCTTCTTTTGCATCACATCTATAGTTTTAACAAGTAATGTCTCCATTAATCTATCACCATATTTAGCATAAGAGTTAGGAACTTGTGAGTCATTAAAATCACCTACAAGTTTATTACCAGCATGAGTTACACCATTGTTTAACATCCAGTGATCTGCCTCTGCTGATATTTGTAGATATGTATACGCTATGTCTGCTACCTCTTTTGATATAGCACCACGTATAACTTGATACTTCTTTTTACTAAAACTCATATTTGTATAAAATTATAAGATACAGATATTCTCCAGTTCTTTTCACCTTTGTCTGTATTCATATTTATATCAACACCGTGTGGCAACCAAGATGGAAAAAAGATCATACGTCCTTCTAGTGGTTCGTAAGCACATACTCTCCATAATTGTTCTGGTAAACCCTCCTCTCTTCTTGGCATATATGTATTAGGTCCTGGTCTAGGATCTTCTAAAAATAATTTACCTGAGTTCTTTGGCACTTTAATATAATATACGCCTGACCACATAGAGTTAGGATGTGTATGTGTTTTATTATAGCTATATGTTGGATTGATATTAGCCCACATGTTACCCAATCCTAGTTTACCTGATATACCATAATCTTTATTACACTCGTAAGCCATTTGAAACAATTCGTCGATAAGAGGTTTATACTCTTTTCTCTTATCCATGTCGGTTTTGCTGTGCCAACCGAAACCAGAGTTTGTTTTCTTCTCTCCCTCAGGATCTGCTTTACGCCACTTTTTTATTTCTTTAAATAAATACTTATTTAGTTCTTTTGAATTTGCTACATCTTTAAAATATACAGCAGTTGGAAATAATATTTTTCTTTGAAGTTGACTCATTTAAATGGTGGCCCTCCAAACCACATCACCAAAGATTTTCTTACACCTTTTTTAACAGGTGCAACCTTGTGTCTTAAGAATGATGCAAAGAATATAGCTTGTCCTTGTTTTAATTTTAATGGTGCTTGTTCTCCACCAGCGTCTGAGAACATGAGATCTCCACCTGTAAACTCTGATGGATCTGATAATAAACAAGTCATAGATATTTTACGGATTGGATTTCCTCCATCTTGACCAAACGCATTTAGATCCATGTGCCAATCATAAAAACCTTTTTTAGGATATACCGTAAACTGTGCAGGTTCTGTGAGTGTCACACCATCAAAATAAAAATGATTTAAGTTTACAATAGATAATTGATTCTCAATAATTTTGTACATCTGTGGTAATCTTTTAAAAGGTATCCAAGATATAGTTGTTACTCGTTTTTTAGTATCATATTGACCTTTTTCTCCGCCACCCACTTTGGCTTGTTCCGGTGCACATTGATGACCAGCATCAATAATCATCTTACATTGTTCAGGTGTAAACATAGGTTGTGTGGTTGTGGCAACATAAGATTGCCATTGTGGCATTCTTGGTATCATTCGTGTAGCCCCGCTCCAGTTCTTGAAGATACAGGATTGTAATCAACATCGACATTACAAACTAACGTTCTTCTAACTTCTTTAGTTCCGTTGAACGGATATACGCAATGTCTCATGTCATATGGAAAGACATAAAAGTCTCCTATCTTCATGTTAGGTGAGTAATCTGTTTTAGAAAATTGACCAGCAGCTGCACCTATAATTTGTAATCGTCCGTTCATGGGTTTATCAGGAGCAGAATATTCTATACCTGTTTCTTTTGGTAATTTCATAATCATTACAGAAGAAAGCCCTGTATAAAGTTTACCTTGGTGTATGTGCACAGGATTATATTCCTGTGCTTTCATTTCATTAACCCAAATAGAGTTTATTGCTTTTTGGTTTTTTCCTATTTTGTTCCAGTCTGTATAATGGTCAAATACCGTCATAAACCATTTTAGTATATCATCGGGTAAAAAAGAATGCTGATGCATCTTATCGTTGTTAGGACCTGAATAAAATAGAGATACTTCGTCTTGTATTTTACCTACCAACTGTTTGTTAGCTTTCGGTAATTCTTTCTTACGTTTTTCGTAAATTTCATTAAGACCTACGAATACTTCCAGGGGGACCTGGTATTTTAAAACCGTCTGACCTAAATAACAAAAATCGAACTTCATTTTAATTTCTTAGTTTTCTTACTGTCTAAAGATAAAGTATTTTCTTTTAATCCTTTTTCTAAAGCTTCTAGTTGTCCAAGTATATTAAACACTTCTGGTTGTGTTGTACCAGGCGTTATTGTTTCTTTTTGTCTTTGAAATCTTAACAAGTATGATTTAGCTTGGTGTGTATTCACATCTTGTTTATCAAAGTTGCCATCATCAAACTCTTTTTTAAGTTTAGACCAAAGAGAAACTTCTCTCATTCTATGTTTAGCCACAAGTTCCATTTGTGCTTTACCATATAATTTTTCTTCTAACTCTACTTGTTTTAGTTCTTTCTCTAACGGATCTTTTTCTTTTTTAATATCACGTTTTAACTTTTTTATTTCAACATCATTTTTTCTAGAATCAAATGATAGGTGAACTAAATTTTCAAAGTGTGTATTCTGCTCTCTTACAGACTGCCAATACTTTGCAGCTTTGGTTGGATATTTATTATCTGACAGCACAGAGAATCTCATTTCTGTTTCTGTACGAAACATTTGTTTCTTCATCCATGTATCTTGTAGTTCTGGTATTAGTTTTTTAAAATGCTTAACATCTTCTCTATCAAGAATATTAGTTAAGTATTTAGACTCGGTTTCTAGCTTAGTAGCTATATTACGTTTTTCTTTTGACATTCTATCTCCTTTATTCATTCTAATATCTTTATATACCTTTCTATATAAAGGTCAAGTCTACGATACTGTGA